ATGTTTAAACCAGAACTTCTATCCCCAGCCGGAACGCTGAAAAATATGCGTTACGCTTTTGCCTATGGTGCCGATGCGGTTTACGCGGGCCAACCGCGTTACAGCCTGCGCGTGCGTAATAACGAATTCAACCACGAGAATCTCCAGCTCGGCATCAACGAAGCCCATGAGCTGGGCAAAAAATTCTACGTGGTGGTGAACATTGCTCCGCACAACGCCAAGCTGAAAACCTTTATCCGTGACCTGAAGCCGGTTATTGATATGGGGCCAGATGCGCTGATTATGTCCGATCCTGGCCTTATCATGATGGTGCGCGAAGCGTTCCCGGAAATGGACGTTCACCTGTCTGTACAGGCGAACGCCGTGAACTGGGCGACGGTGAAGTTCTGGAAACAAATGGGGCTGACGCGCGTGATTTTGTCCCGCGAGTTGTCTCTGGAAGAGATTGCTGAAGTCCGTGAGCAAGTACCGGATATGGAACTGGAAATCTTCGTGCACGGCGCATTGTGCATGGCTTATTCTGGCCGCTGCCTGCTTTCTGGCTACATCAACAAGCGTGACCCGAACCAGGGCACCTGCACCAACGCCTGCCGTTGGGAATACAAAGTTGAAGAAGGCAAAGAAGATGATGTCGGTAATATCGTGCATCTTCATGAGCCAATTCCGGTGCAAAACATTGAACCAACTTTGGGCGCAGGCGCACCCACTGACCAGGTGTTTATGCTGGAAGAAGCCAAGCGTCCTGGCGAATACATGACGGCGTTCGAAGACGAGCACGGCACGTACATCATGAACTCCAAAGACTTGCGCGCCATTGAACACGTTGAGCGCCTGACCAAAATGGGCGTCCACTCGCTGAAAATCGAAGGCCGCACCAAGTCTTACTATTACTGTGCGCGTACCGCTCAGGTCTATCGCCGCGCGATTGACGATGCCGCCGCAGGCAAACCGTTCGACCCTACTCTTTTAACCACGCTTGAAGGCCTGGCACACCGGGGTTACACCGAAGGTTTCTTGCGTCGCCATAATCATGATTCTTATCAGAATTACGATTACGGTCACTCCGTTTCGGAAACTCAGCAGTTTGTTGGCGAATTTACCGGTGAACGCCGTGGCGACCTGGCAGCGGTAAAAGTCAAAAACAAATTCTTGTTGGGTGACAGCCTGGAGATGATGACGCCGCAAGGTAATGTGACTTTCACGCTTGAAGTGCTGGAAAACACCAAGGCGCAACCGATTGACGTTGCACCGGGCGACGGTCACACCGTATGGATGCCTGTGCCGGAAGATGTCTCGCTGGATTATGCGCTGCTGATGCGCAATTTAGCCGGTCAGACCTCACGCGATCCGCATGCTAACTAGTTAATTTGGGGTATTTTTTCACGCCAGGACATTTCTTAGAAACCGATCACATACCGCTTCGCTTGTTGCGGTTATTATCGCCGGGCTGAAAAACATAACCCATAAATGCTAGCTATATCCTGATTATTCAATTTGAAGCATCATGATATATACCAAGAACCACCTCATTGGCCTGTGGAATCTCCCTTCCGCAGGCCTTCTTTTTTGGTAGTAAACAATTGAAATAAAAGGATTTATTTCAATCAATGTCCACGCATTGACCACATCGATAAAAAAGGCACCTTTTAAGGTGCCTTTTTTTACATCCAGTGTATTTGTTGCTGACCACCGGGCATCGGGTGAGGCAGCACCGGCGTTCTCTCACCAGGCTTAACGATGTAGTGCTTCACGGTCTCCAGCGTCACAAATGTCGCACTGCAATTCACATTCTGGCACTGGTGATAACGCTCTTTTGTTTCCGTGGAATGATAGCGGCTGGTTCGAGCGTGGGCGGCGGTCTGACACAATGGGCAATGGAACATTTCAACACCTCGACTAAGTTCGTTTGATGTTGATATTTTACCCATCAAATCATTTATTAACAATGACTTATAACCATTCATTTACTTCCCCCCTCCTCCTGATACTCCACATCTAAAAGCCGTACCTCAAGCTCTAAGGACGTCGTGAAGCCGCTATTACTGAGCGAGTGCATCACCTTTGTGATTGTCCATGCCCGCTCGTCTATGACGCGCTTAAAGCCTGACACTCTGACCGGTGTTTCCGGGTAAAGGTCTGCGCGACCCATGGCAAGGCTGATGGAAAACTCCGCCACCCCGCGTTGCAGTTTGTCCCATTTCGCCTGAGCCGCACGCATGGCCTGCGCTTTACTGGCGTAAATGGTGGTCAGCGCAAAGACATTATCTTCCTCACCGACCATGTACTCGCCCTCGCGCGCTTCCTTTTCCTTTGGTGCTTTCTTTGCTTTTACCTGTTTTGCCTTCGGGTGCTGGAGTGCGCGCAGGTGCTGCGGCTTGGCCTTACGTTTGAGTTTCACCTGCTGCTTTTGTTCTTTCGGCTCTTTGGTATGCAGCCATTTCACCGTTACACCGGTATAAGCACCCCGGTCAGCAATCGCAAACTGGTGCCGGTCACCGTCACGGCGCTCGATGGTCATCTGTGGAATGGGTCTGCCGCTGGCCGTAACACCGGCACCGGCTTTGATGAACAGCAGTTTACCCGCCTTGACCGATACCTCAGCGCCGTTGCGCTCCGCCAGGCGGGTGAGGAATTTCGCGTCGGACTCCTGCGTCTGGTCGATATGCGGGATAGCTATCGCAGCAAACTGCGGGGCAATGCTGGCCGTCAGTTTGTTGCGGCTGGCAATGGTGTTCAGCACTTCACCGAGTGTGGTGTCGTGATACGACGCTTCACGACGTGAATTGAGCGTGCCGCGAAAATCCGCACTGCGCGCCCGGATGGTCAGCGTATCCGGTGCACCCCGGTGCTCGATTTCATCCACTGTAAACTGCCCTTTACCCAGCAGCGCCGAACCCTGCCAGCCGAGAAACAGTGACAGCACCGCACCGCGCACCGGCAACTCAATCAGGCCGTCGGTGTCGTCGAGTTCGATATCGAGCTGGTCAGCCTCAAAGCCCCGGTTATCCGACAGACTGAGGCTTATCAGGCGGTCGCTGATATTGCGGGTGATGTCCTGATTATTCAGGGTGAGCATAAACGCCGGTGCCATCGTTGCGCCAGCATCGAGTGTCATTCCGGTCAGCATCAGAATAACCCTCCGATTTTGCTCTGCACGTTTCCGACCAGGCTGTCGGCCTGTTTCTGGATGTCGCCAAACATCGCCGTCAGCGACTCATCCACACGCGTGAGGTTGACGGTGAAATCAATTTTGCGCGCCGAGCCGTCGGCAAAAAACTCGGTGTAGGTCTCACTCACCGAATTAATCACAAACATGCCGTAAATGGTGCCACTGCCATCGAGCAGCGGCCAGGCGCGCCCCTCATCGGCCATCAGATTGAGTGCCAGCAGTGACAACCTGCCGCCGGTGATTTCCGGCAACAGGCTTCCACTCAGGACGATTTTTTCCTCATTCACGCCAAGAAACTGCATCGCCGGTCGCTGGCCGACGCGACTGTTTGACGGCCAGCGGTAATCCACATCGCGTTGCAGGCTCTGGTAAGGCAGTGTCTGTAACTGAAAAACAAACATGCCAAGAACAAGCATCATGGTTCGGTCTCCTTAGTCGTGCATCATGCTGCCGCGTTGTCTGGCACGCTTTTCACGCTCGTATTTTTCCAGGCTGTCACGGAGCTGGCGGTCAAGCTCGCTGCCGTTCTGCACCCCGCCACCAATGGCAATGTGATACTCGTTGCGGCTCTGGTCGGTATAACTTTTACCCGCGTTTGCCGTCACCGGCTGATAACTGCCATAACCGCCGGTCAGCACGCCACCGGACGGGGAATAGCCGCCACCGGAACCGTTAGCGTATGCATTAACCTTCTCGGCTTTCGCATCAAGCTGACTGGATTCCTGATTGATGATGCCGAGCTTGTCGAGCACCCACTCGATACCGTCACGCAGCGCGGTAAACGGTGTCATGGCCAGCCGGAAAGCACCGGCCAGTGCCTGACCAAACGCCACGCCAGATTCTTTGCAGCTGTCGAGCGTGTCCTTGCTGGCTTTAACCGGGGCGATCAGCTCTTTAAACCACTGCCAGACCAGTTGCACCTTCTGCCCAATCGCCTCAAAGAGCGGGGCCAGTGGCGCGAACATCTCAGTCACCGGTGCAAAGGCGGCTTTCAGTCCTTCCACCACACCGGAGAAAAATGCGCCCAATGGCTCCCAGTATTTGCGGATGAGTATCACACCCGCGACAACCGCCGCCCCGACCGCAACTATCGGCCAGGTGAGCGCCCCGAGTACCGTGATGATGGCACTGCCTGCCACGGTAAATGCCGTCCAGAGCAGACCGACGGCGGCAATAATGCCATTGATGCCCGCAATCACCGGCCAGGCGACCAGACCAATTGCGCCGACCATGCCAATGACTGCCAGTGCAACACCGCCAACCTTGAGCAGTGTCTGCGCCAGCCCTTTGTTCTGCACAATCCAGTGGTCGAGTTTCAGCACATATTTGGTGGCGGTCTGTGTCAGTTTGCGCAGGGAGGATTCCTGCTGGTCAAACAGGTCGGTGCCGACCGCTTCATACGCCGACTGAAACTCTTTAAAGTCGCCGCCGAGGTTGTCCTGCATCACCTTGACCAGTTCGGCGGTTTTGCCGTCCGAGGCTTTAAAGGTGGCGGTGAGTTTGTCGAGTTTGCCGGTCATGGCATCGGTCATCAGTACGGCGGCTGCGGAGCTGGCTTCCTCACCAAAGATGACCTTCATGTACTCCGCACGCTGCGCCGTACCGAGCTTGTTTTTCTCAAAGCTGCCCTGCATTTCTTTGAGGATGGTAAACAGCGGGCGCATGTTGCCCTGGCGGTCAGACGTGCTGACTTTTAGCTCACTGAGTGCGGTTTTTGCCTGACCGACCGGAGCCTGCAACCGGCTGATAACCGCACGACTGCCAGTGCCTGCCATTGAGCCGGTGATTTTGGCGTCATGTAGCGCACCGGCCATCGCGGCGGTTTCTTCAATGCTGATACCGGCATTTTTCGCAACCGGTGCGACATAGGTGAGCGCATCACTCAGCCCGTTAAAGTCGGCGGCGGTTTTGTTCATCGTGCTCGAGAGTACATCGCCGATGTGCGCGACTTTGTCGTTGGAAAGCTGAAAGGCCGAGCGCATCCCCATCAGCAGCGCGGCGTTTTCTTCCATGGTGCGCTGGTTGGCGAGTGCCATATTCAGCGTGACCGGCGTTGCCGCCTGGATAGCGGCACTGTCCCCGCCGGATTTGGCGATAATAATCTGCGCCCCGGCGGCGTCATCGGCTGAGGCGGCGGTGTTATCCCCGAGCTGGCGTGCCTGTTTGCGCAGGGCTTCCATTTCCGGTGAGGTTTTTTCCACCCCGAGCACGGCCTGTAACTCAGAGTTTTTCTGCGCAAAGTCATAGCCGGGTTTGAGGATACCGACACCTGCCGCCACACCGGCGGTTGCCATACCGACACCGGCGGCACCCACGGCACCGGCTGTCCCGGCCAGCTCTTTACCGGCCTGATAACGATTTTTTACCGCGTTGAGTCTGGCCTGTTTCGCGCTGACCTGCTCGAGTGCCAGCTTCTGCCGGTTAAGCTGACTGGTGGTTTCGCTGATGCGACCTTTCAGGCTCTGCTCGTCGCGGGTGAGATTACGGGTATTAATTCCCGCCTGCCCGAGTTCGCGCTGCTGACGCTTCACCGATTCGGTGAGGCTGTTATATTTGGCCTGCAATCCTTCGGCGGCTGCCTTTGCCGCTGCCAGGGCTTTCGCCTGCTCGCGGGTCGGGCGTTCGGTGTTCTGAAACTGTCTGGCAAGTGCTTCGGCTTCGGTCTTCGCTTTATTCAGTGACTGACCGGTGACGGCAAGCTGCGCGCTGGTTTTACGAAAACCCTCAATGCGCGATGCCTGGCCGTTTAACTCTTTAAGGGATTTTTGCGTATTGCGGATATCACCCGACAGCGTCTTGCTTGCCGTCTGAATGTGTTTAAACGGGCGCGTCGCCTGGTCAACGGCTTTTAACAGCACTTCGATTCTGACGTTATTACTCATGAGAATTTCCGCTCCGTTTCAGCGCCATCGCGCGCCAGGTGATGAGGTCGCTCAGGCTCAGGGCGTAGAGTTCTGACGGCGGCCAGTGAAAAATCACCGCGATATCCGCCATCAGGTCGTCGACCGATAAACCCGGCGGGAAACTTAATCCGCCGAAGCCGGAGCCAAAAAACCAATCACCTTTGCGGCGAGCGTCATCATATCCGGCAGTTCCAGACGAATAATTTCGGCCTCGGTCAGCGCCGGATACGTCATGCGCGGCAGCACCTTAATCAGGGCGTTCACGTCAGAGCTGGCGACATCGGCGAGGCTCACCCCGCGTAGGGTGCCTGCATTGGGTTTGGTGAACGTCAGAGTTTTAATGACTTCTTCCCCGCGCTTAACCGGTGTTTCCAGGGTGATGAGGTTCGGGTTTTCTGCGGTTTTCTTGTCGGCTTTTACTTTGCTCATGATATTTATTCCGTGGTTTTATTCAGGGTTAACCGGCCAGCAAACCTGACCGGCAAGTCCATTAAGACAGGCCGATATTGCGGCGGCGCTGCTCAAGACGGTCGACGCCGTTGACCTTCTCAATCATGTTGATGGTGTCGATTTCAATCAGCTCTTTGCCGTTCATCGTCAGCTTGTAGTAGGTGCACACCGTGGTGATTTTGGTCTCGGTGTCCTCACCCTGCTTGCTGTCGCCGCCGTCAAATTCCTTGTGACGGCCACGCACTACCACCTCGACAGCGGTTTCTTCTTCGGTGTCATCGCGCTGATAAGAGCCTGCAAAACGCAGCGGTACAGCAGAGGCACCCGGCAGCGCGTACTGCGCCCAGAGTTCCTCATCCGGGAAGCCGCCAAGCGTCCATTCAAATGTCAGCGCGTCATCATCGAGACCAAAATCCACATGCGCGGCACCGTTCATCCCGGCACCGCGCCAGGCTTCCAGCTTGCGGGTGAGTTTGGGCAGCGTGACAGAGGACGCCACCCCCATGTAACTGAGGCCGTCGTTAAACAGGTTCAGCGATTTAAGTTTGCGGGGCATTGCCATGTTTCTGGCTCCTTATCCGTTAACCGACGCAATCAGGTTCACCAGGTATTTATCGGTGATGCGCTGACGCAGGGTGAGGTTTTCAAGTGGCGGCACCGGCGTGTAGTCGTAATCGAGATACAGCTTCCCGGCTTTCAGCGACTCTTTATCGTTGGCCGTTTCATCAAACCAGCAGTCCGCATCCACGATATAACCGGCGGTTTTCAGCTCGCGGAATTTGGCCTTGATGCCGTCAACGATGTCGCGAATAAGCACCGGGGTGATCGGTTTATCCACCGCCCACATATGCCCTTCGGCCATGGTGTCAGCGATGACCTGTGCGGTGCGGGTGTAGTTTTCAAACAGGAATAACGGGTCATCAGAACAGGTGCGGTTACCCCAGAAGCGGAAGCCATCCTTGCGGATAAGTGTCGTGACACCCGCCTCATTAAGCAGGTCGGCATCGGTGCCGGGTGCCTGCAAATCCCAGAATACGGAGGCGCTGATGCCGGTGACACCCTGCACGCCGACATTGGACAAAGTTTTATGCCAGCCGACGGTCTGGTCGATAAAGGCACGCAGGCCGAGTGCACGTGCCGTGGCATACGCCGGAGCACTGGCATTTTTCACCGTATCCCAGGCGACAAAGTCCGGCCAGATCACCATCAGCTCGCGCTGGCTGAAATTGTCGCGGTACTTGATGGCATCGCTCAGGGTTTTGCAGTTCCACGCACTGACATAACCAAAGGCACGCAGGCTGATGCAGACCGACGCCAGCGCGACTGCCACCTCCTGCGAATCCAGCCCCGGCACGCCGAGAATGCGCGGTTTCACACCCGTCACCGCTTCGGCAGTGAGCAGCGCTTTAATACCGGTGTATTTGCCGGTCGCATCGGTGCCGCCGATGATGTTGGATACCGTCAGCGCGTGCGCCACTTCTTCATCGTCGTCGACACCTTCGGCCACGCGCACGACAACGGTGACGGGTTTGCACTGGTCGGCAATGGCCTGCAAGGAGGCGGCCAGGGTGCCACTTTTTCCGGCCTTGCCGATGGCGGCCTGCACGTTGGTAATTAAAACGGGTTCATTCAGGGGAAAGGTCGCCGCATCGGCATCGCTGGCGGTACACACCATGCCGATAATTGCGGTGGAGACCGTGGAAATAACACGCGTGCCGTCGTTGATTTCAACAACCTGCACGCCGTGGTGATAGTCACTCATCCGGTTAACTCCGTGGGTTATGGGTGAGTGTATTTTCGGGGGTACGGGGAAAGCGGGCTATTGATGCGAGATGGATGAGGAGTGACACAACCACGGACAAAGAAAAGGCGGGCAATTTGCCCGCCTGCATGATTACGGCATCTCCGGCCATTCAATATCCGGTGCCATTTCCGGCTCGACCCGGCTCAGTAACACCCGGTATTTTTTCCAGGCCATCAGCGAGGCGGTCTCCTCTTCGGTCGCCATTTCAAAATCCACCGCATCCTGCAAGGTGGCAATCACATCCCCGGCCTGTTTCATCTGGCCGTTTTTCATGCCCTGCGCGTCGCTCACCTGAGCCGCGTGTTCGGCCTGTGCATCCGCCACCCACTGGCTGCCGTCCCATCTCTGCCAGGCCGTATCCGGTGCAACAGGGGTTGTTTCTGGCGGATACGCACCCGGCTCGGTGATGTACTGCTGCCTGCCGGTGGTGGTGCTGTAAACGACTTCGCCCCGGTGATCTTCGGTAAGCTGCCAGCCCTGTGTTTCACTGTCGAAAACAGGGATGAAACCTGCCACCGCTTCCGGGGGTTTGACCGTCGTACAGTGAGCGGGCAGTCCGGTAAAGGCCGGGATTAGGGCATCCCCCTGACCAATAAATTCACGGGTATCGGCACGCAGGTTATAGACGGTTATCGTTCTGTTTTTACTGGTCATAATGAATGTCATCAGGCAAGTCTCACAATGTAATTAATCGCGGTATTCTTGACGGTATTCTCGGCATTTCCCGTCGCATTCACGGTGATGGCGTGTCCGTGTGCACCCATCACGACCGTGTGGTTGTGCGCCCCAATCGCCACCCAGTGATCGTGCGCGCCAATACCGACCGAGTGCGCGTGATTGCCGCTGCCGTCGATACGATCCCCGGCGGCCCACGAAATATTGGAGGCGTGCATCCCAAGCCCGGTGCCGGGGGTGTCCCGGTAGGCTGAGGTGCTGCAATAACGGAAGTTATGCGCGTGCCATCCCCCTTCGGTGGTGGATTTGGTGCCATAGTCAAAACTGGTGGCTTGCTTAGAGCCGTAGTCAAACTGACTCACCGCTTTGGTGCCTAAATCGGTCTCAGAAGCACTGGCCGTGTGGGCGTGTGACTTAATGCCGTCTTCTTCGTAAGACAGGACGCCGCGACCTTCGGGCTTTCCTTTGAGGGTCATGCCGCGCAAATCAGGCAGCACGCCTGACGGGTAAACCTGCGCAAGCTGCGGATACGCCGCTTTGTCAAAACCCTGACCGTGCAGGAAGGCGTAACCCGCCGGGGGCGTATCCGACGGCCACGGAATGGGTGCGCCGACCGGGAAAGTCATGTCGGGTTTATTGGTGGTGTTGTAGTCGCGCCGCCAGCCTGGCGAATAGTCATCACCGTGGTGAATATAGGTAAACTGCGCGCTGGCGACCCCGCCACCGGTGGTGGTGGTCGGTGTGGTGATACGCAGCGTCAGCGACCCCTTTGAACCCATGACTTCGACGACCGCCCCGGCAAGACAGATATGGCCGCAGCCGGTATCCGTGATGATTTTATTCCCGGCGTAACTCCATGAGCCTTTGACCATCCAGTAAGGGTGAGCAAATGCGCCTTTTTCCTCCAGCCAGGCAAGAAACTCGGCGGTAGTCCACGGATTGCTGTCCCCGCCAATATTCATGCTGCCCGCACTTCGCCCGGCACCAATGTTTCTGACAAATAAATCCCGGTCAGGAATGTCCGCGCCGTTCTGGTCTTTTTGCAGACGCGACTGCGCATTATCATTCGCCGCTTTGACGGCTTTCGGGGTGGCAGCCAGCACCTCACTGACGCTGTCCGTCGCACTGCTTAACTGCACAATGCCCTTGCGTCCGGTAGTCGCATCCTGTGCGGTGTATTTTCCGTTTGCCAGGTCATACGCGGCTTTCACCGCTTTCGGCGTGGCGGCCAGCACCTCACTGACGCTGTCGGTGGCACTGCTTAACTGCACAATCCCTTTGCGTCCGGTGGTCGCATCCTGTGCGGTGTATTTGGCGTTAGCCAGGTCATACACGGCTTTGACCGCTTTCGGCGTGGCGGAAAGCACCTCGCTGTCGCTGTCAGTGGCGCTGCTCAGTTGCGTCAGACCTTTGGCGGTCAGTGTCGCATCCGGGTGTCTGCGTGAGCGCTCATGCTCCGCGAGTTTATCGTCGACATAGTCCTGGGTTGCCATCACGGTAGTGGTGTCGATAACCAGCTCCACAGACTCCAGCGCACTGACAATAATCACCATCCGCAGCGTCTGCGCGCGTCCTGAGCCTTCGGCCAGCTCCGGCTTGTAGCTCTCCGCCATATTCGCCACGGCAATCAGCGTACCGTCAGTGTCATACAGTCCCATTTCGCGCAGCCAGAATCCGCCCACCTCCGGCGGGATGACCAGCTCGGCCACCACATAATTTTTATTCTTCGCATCGACACTGATTTTATTGAGTGCGGCACGCCATTTCTCAGCGATGAGTTTTGTCTGGCCGACATCCGGCACCGGCAGTGTGCCGCCACCGTCACCGACGGCCATGTGCGTGAGAGTGATTTTTGTGCCGCTGGCCGTGGCGGCGGCCAGTTTTGCCGCCCCGGCGGTGGTAATGAGTGTTTTATATTTCACGGTCATGATGGCCTCTTTTATCCGGGGTAAACGGTGATAATGTCGCCGTCATAGCTGACGCCGCCGGTGTACAGATTGCCGGGGATATCCTGAATAATATTCAGGCCGGTCAGGTGACGACTCGCCGCTTTTGCATCCGCAATCAGCCGCTCCATCTCGTAATACATCTCCTCTGTGATGCCGCTTTCCAGCACGCCGATATCGAGGCGAAAGGTGCCGGGTGCATCATTGGTCTGCCACCATTCGGTGACGTTAATCAGGTAGCCGAGCGGCTCCACCACGCGGCGAATGGCACCAATCGTCCCTTTATGCTTATGCAGGTATTTGGCGGCCTTAATTACGCCGCGCTTGATTTCATCCGGCCACGTTTCATCCCAGCGGTCGACGGAAAATGCCCAGGCCAGATACGGCAACAGCGGTGCGGGACAGGTCTCCGGGTTCCAGAGCTGGCGCAGTGGCACCGGCACGCGGTTAAGTTCCGCGCAGGCTTTCGCCGCCGCCAGCTCAAGCGGTGAGGAGCCGACCGGTAGCAGCCGGACGCTATTCATCGGAGCCTCCGATAACGAGGCGGTAATCGGTGCAGTACGAGGCCTGCGTGTCATCAAGCACGATATCGGCCAGCGGTTTTGCCAGCTCGACGCGCTGTACCCCTTCCACATGCAGGGCGGCATAAATGGCAGATTTGCGGATATCCCGCCCGAGGCGGTGCTGCGCGGTGATGTAGGCTTTTAACTTTGCCTCGGCGGCCTGCCTGACCGGCTCCATTTCAGGACCAGGGTAAAGGTACAGGGTCGCATCAATTTCATAGTCGACGATGGCCGCCGACTGCACCGTCACCCGGTCGGCCACCGGGCGCACGTTCTCATCATTGAGCGCCAGGCAGACAATATTCACCAGCTCGGCGCTGGCGGTGCCGTTGCCTTCACGCGACAGCACCGAAATGGTGACGCAGGCCGGTGACGGGCTGATAACCGACACATCGGCGACCCGTCCGTCGGCACTGCGGCCATGGAACTGATACGCCCCGACCGGACCCGCAACACTCAGCCCTTCAAACGACTGCTGAATACGCAGCCGGAAATCACTGTCGGACTCCATCACCGCCGCCACCGGCGGGATGGCGTTCTCATCGGCAGGGATAATGACCAGGCGCTCAACGTTATTGTTTGCGCCGAGCACATCAAGGTCATTTGCTCCGGAAAATGCCAGCATCACTGCCAGCGCCGACTCGTTAACACGCTGGCGCAAAATCAGCTCACGATAGGCGTTTTCTTCCAGCAGTTTCACAATCGGCTCGGATTCGAGCGACAACGTGCGCGCAACGGCTTCCTGCTCCTCTTCGGGATAGAGGGAAATCAGCGTCGCTTTGCGTTCAGAAAGCAGGGTTTCATAGTCCAGCACCTCGACCACATCCGGTGGAGGTAACTGGCTCAGGTCGATGGTTGCCATAGTCTCAGCTCAGGGGGATGGTTAAGGAAAATGACGCACCACCGGTGCCGGTACGCACGCCGGTGATGTCGACAAATAACGTGCCAGCGGTGGTGCTCTCAAAGGTGATGGCCGTCAGCCGGATGCGTGGCTCCCATTTCAGGATCGCCATGTAGCAGGCCGACATAATTTGCAGGCGTAGCGCCGGGTTATCGGGCTGGTCAATCAGTGCCGACAGCAGCGAACCATAATCACGGCGCATCACACGCGAGCCAATGGGGGTGATAAGAATGTCGCGCACGCTCTGACTGATATGTCCGGAATCGGACACACTCAGACCAGTGGCACGATTCATGCCGAGATAACGAACGGTCATTGCGTCCCCTCCGTCTGGCTTCCACCACGCTCGACGCCACCGTGCTTATGGTCATCAACCTGCACGCCGTTGGATTTAAAGGTGCCGCCGCTGTGCTCAATGTTGCCGCTCATGCTGCCGCCCTGTTTCACTTCCAGCGTGCCGGTGGTCAGCTTACTGGTGCAGACCACTTCCGGGGTATCGAGGGTGATTTTCTGGCTGGCCTTCACCGTCACAAGCGGCACCGTGACGACAACAGATTCAGACGCCGTCACCGAGGCGGTTTTAATGCCCGACACGGTCAGTGCGCCGGTCTCCGGTTCGTATTCGATAACGGCACCATCAGGAAAGGAAATGTGCAGCGCATCGGCAGACGCTGACGGTGCAGGGTTATCGTCGGAATAGATGCCAGGCAGCACAAAAGCGGTATCCAGCTCGCCGCCAATTGCCAGCAGCAAAACCTGCTCACCGACAGAGGGTGCCCACCATGTACGCGAACGACCCGCGCGGGGCGTCAGCCAGTGCAGCCAGTCGGTTGTGATGCCGCCCGTTTCCACACGACATAACGCCCGCGTGGTGTCGACTTCGGTCACGATGCCGGTGCGGATGAGGTTGCGCAGAAGACGCGCGAGATCCTGGAGTGATGAGAAAGTATTCATGGAGAAATAATGCCGCCCAGAACAAGGGGCGACAATCAGACAGAGATTTGTGGTAAACGACACAACATTGTGATTGTCGTATACTCAACACAAATCTCGTCAAACAAGGAAATTGAAAGATGACACAGGACGAATATAATAAAAAATTTGGTATTGATATAAGTAACGAAACAACTATCAACGCAGATGCAAAATTATTTCGAGCGTTCGAGAAAGCGCACGACATAAGAAAATTCGAGATAGAGCTTTACTGGAAACGAACAGCATATTTCTGGACTTTAATTGCAGCTATATTTACTGGTTACTTTCTACTTCTCACAACAGAAACAGCAAAGTTACCACTAAAAGAATTTTATCTTATTTTAGTTGCATCAATTGGCCTGGCATTTTCTTTTGGATGGTTTTTAGCTGCCAAGGGCAGCAAATTCTGGCAAGAAAACTGGGAGGGCCACCTTGATTTACTTGAAGATAAAATCACTGGCCCATTATATAAAACGGTACTAATGGATAGAGAACCAGCTAAGCGCCTCACTGCATCATCAGCACCATTCTCCGTTACTAAAATTAATCATTGGATTGCAGTAATGGTAATATTTATCTGGTTTATTCTTTTGCTCACCCCTTTAGTCAAACAAATACTCCCTATTTTGACCATAATCAAAAACATCACTGGTATTAAGATGATTGTTATTATCTTTTTTGAGATGGCGATTATTATTTGTACTTTTATTTTTATACGCCAAATGTATCTCAAAACACGCACAAAATTCAAATCAAAACCCGACATAAGAAATGTAAAGGCTATTGACCGAGAAGCAACATTAGATAAATAGCACGGGCAAAAACCAGCTTTCGAATATCACTTCGAGAGCTGGTTAATTATAATTTCTTCAATAGTTTTCTTTTCATCTTGGCCGAAACCCAACAACTTGCGCGCATCATACTGCACACTCTCACTATAGCGGTTTGGCTTGTCCCGTAACCCATCCTGATGCACCCGCGCCATACGCTGTACCCTCCCGACAAACTCCACAGCCGCAGCATCATTAGTGCCTTTCGCTTTCATATATCGGTTAGTGCGCAGTTTGGTAAACATTTCACGCTTTACACGACCCTTTTTACCTTTCACCGGCTGACGCTTTCGGGCGGCGTACGGCGTGCCGTCCGGTGCCTGCTGGCGCTTGATGCGTTGCTGCTGCGAGGCTCTGAGCTGTTTTGCAATCTCAGCGGTCATTCTGCGGCGCGCAGCAGGTGACAGGCTGGCAATCAGCCCGGCGAGCTTGTCCTCAAAGGGTCTGAACTCATTCATGCCACTGGCTCACCAGCTCGCCGTGAACATAAAGCTCCATAGGCCGCGTGACATTCTCCGGTAACGGCGGCTCGGCGGCATGCTTCACGTGCAGGGCTTCACCTTCCTGCCTGACCAGTGTGCGCTCAGTCAGCAACAGGCTGATACTCACGTCGACACTCTCGTCATCGTTAATATCGGCGATATAGGTGAAGCCCTTTTTGCGCCCTTCATCGGTAGTCATGATGTCGGGCTGGTTCTCACGCAGCCAGGCATTGACCGGCACGATAAGGTAATCCAGATCGCCGTGATAATCCGTGACGACGATGTTGAGCGTGTACTGATTTTCAAACGACAGCGAGGTCGCAAGTGTTGCGGCAATTTTCCCGCTGTCGATAAAAATGCGCAGCATATCCGGGTTATTACGCAGCACCGGAGCCGCATCACATAGGGCTTTGCGTAAACTGGCGGGCTTGAGCATCGAGTTCGTCCTGGCAGTGTCTGATAGTTTCAGTCTGGGCGGCACAACTGACTAGTGCCGCCTCAAGCTGGCGAATATCCGCGCTTAAATCGCCGTTAGTGCGCGGGCTGCTTGCCGGTATCGGACACAGCGCCACTTTCGGACAGCCACTGTAAATAATCGGCGGTGGTGGTGAATGCGGGGCGGGTGTGCAACCGGATAATGTCATCAGGCAAATCAGACTCATACCACTCACGCAGCGCTTTATTTTCATTGAGTAACCTCGTCACGGTGTTGCCACGATTCGCCGCCAGCGCATTAGCCGTGGCGAGTTTATTGCGTAAATCGACCTGCGCCTGCTCGTTGCGCTGCCGAATACTGGCGGCAACATCGAGTTGATTGCGCTGCATGGTTATCTGGGTTTTCTGCTCTCCGGCGACACGGTTGGCCTTTTCAAATGAGCGGGTCAGCGTGCTGTTTTCGCGCTTCATCCACACCAGACCGGCGACGGCCAGCAACAGCAGAATAATCAGCGTTTTCATTCAATCCCCCTGAGACAGTAAGCGCGCTCACGTGCGCGGCGGTTTTCCAGCCCGGTATTTTTCTGCCCGTTGACGTATACCCAGCGGGGAAGCTGGTTGCACGCCTGCCCCCACTGCTGGCGCTTGATAAACGAGACCAGCGTCGAGCGACAGGCTGCACCGGTGCCGACGTTAAACGCAAAACTGACCACCGCGTCATACACCGGCTGCGGCATGGCAACCGGTGCGCAGACCGCAAGACGGCGCTCAACATTCAGCACATCGCTGACCAGGTTCTGCGCGGCCTGGCGTTCGGTAATATCGCCTTTCGGGGTGACGCCTGCTGTATGGCCGATGCCTGACGTCCAGACACCGGCGCTGCACTGGTACGGTTTGAGGCGGCACCCTTCGAGGTCAGCAATCAGCGCCAGCCCGTCGGGTGAGGTTTTCAGTAAGCGGAAATCCGGCATCAGGACGGCAAGCGCCAGCACCACGGCCACGCTGCAACGTTTAACGATTGATGCCACGCACCACCTCCTCATTCAGCCCCATGGCGCGCAGATAGCGGAAGGTCTGGCGGCGATACCAGAAATTGACCAGCGCGGTGAAAATCGCACAACCTCCGCCGACATACAGCGCCATTTTTTCCGGCGTCTGCGTCCCGAAATACGCCAGCGCCACCGACAACCAGTAGGTGACAAACGTCGTGATTTTTTCCATTGTCAGTCCCATAAGTTCAGCGTCTCCGCAACAGGGGAAGAATCGATATCCGGTAGCTCAACAGCGGTGCCGTGGGGCATTTCCTCGCCCAGCTCGGCGAGACCCGGATTCGCCAGCAGCACCGCTTCGACCACGCCCCCGGTGCGCCCGTAATGGCGCGCGCACAGTGCATCCAGCGTGTCACCCTGGAGGGCAATCACCTGCATCAGATTTGCCCGATGATGCAGCGTGATTTCCCCTGCAAGCGGGACACCGCCCAGCGCATATCGCGCCACAGCTCATCAATGGTGCTTTCTACGTCGTCAGCTTTCTTGTCGCCTTTGGCACTCGCATCCACGCCGCGATAACGCTCGTAAAGGGTTGCGGTGGTCATCGCCACAACCGCGCGCAGGTAGTAAAAACAGCGCACGCTTTCCCCGTCGAGTATTTCGGCAGGTACATCGGCCAGGTGCTCAAAACCGAGTGCCATCTGCACGCTGCGGTACTCGAATAACTCGGCGTTGGTCTCGGCGATACCGTCCTTAATCGCCACGCGCAGCCGCTCCGGGGTGACGGTGTGCTCAAGGCGCATCAGCTCCCGGACGCGCACCGGGTCGACCGACGGGAAAAAGAAGGTGTTGCTGATAACCGGCTCGCGCACCGGCTGCGGGGGAATAACCACACCCGGCGAAACGTCGGGTTTGCTGATAATCACTGTCGTCATGACAACCTCTGAAAAGGTGGACGGTGGACGCCGGTATCGATGAGGAATTAATCCAGTCTCAACCGGCGTGCCGTCCGGCGCGGGGCGCATTCTTAACCGGTGGTTTTATCCACTTTGCGGGGGCGACCGCGTTTGCCTGGTGTGGTCGCAGGTTTACGCGCTCTGGGTTTTGTCTTTGGCTTTTTAACCGGTGCAGGTTTCGGCTTAAGCGCGCTTTCGAGGCGCTCAATATCCTTTTTCACACCCGCCTGCGCATCGAGCTGCATCGCACGCTTGAGGTGCTCCAGCGCATCTGCCAGCCGTCCCGCGTCACGCAGTACCAGACCGGTGATTTTGTGCAGGCGTCCGCGCACTTTGTCGGGCATATCGGCGGCGCTGGTCAGGGTCTGGGTGGACAGCAGCAGACCGATATCCACCGGTTCACCGGCGGCGTGAGCACGCATGGCCGCCAGTGCCACATCTTCGGCCAGCATGTAAGGCGTGGTGCGCTTATGTAGCGCGGGCATGGTGAGACCGTACTGCATGGCATAGCGGGCAATTTCCAGCGCACCGGCAATGTCACCGGCATCGAGCTTCCACAGCATGACGGTCATCACGATGTCATCCTGCGCGCCTTTGCCCTCACTCAGCACCCCGGCAACCCACGGCGCATAGGACGGCAGCAGCGCACGCTTTTTGTCGGCCTTGCGCTCAATGGAGTGAATGGTTTTTAACGTGCGTTGGTCGGCGGCCAGCTTGACGAGCATCTGCTCATAAGCGCTTGCATGGCGCAGCGGGTTATCGACCCGCTGCGCGGTCACAATGGCCGAGACCCGCATCATGTGACGTGCGGCGGGACTCGTCATGGCTTACGCCTCCTGCACCGGTTCATCTTTCGGCGGCTCAGGGAACTCACCGAGCGTGATGTTTTCCACCAGGCAACCGGCGGCGTAGTCTTCAATGACGTAATCAATGTTCATTGATTCGTAGTTTTCGACGCGGTCGAGCTTGCCGTTCTCATCAATGATGCGGCGGTGACTGTCGTCCATGTAGTAAATGGACAGGTTTTCGAGGGTGGTGACCATCAGGCCGTTGGCCGGGAAATACGGCACGCGCACCGCTGGCAGGTTGCCGATGCGCTTCTGGCTGACAATCACGTCGGCGGCCATCGCTTCGGTGTTGGCCTGCTCCTGGTTCACAATTGGAAAATACTTATCCGCCAGCAACTGACGGCCACAGATGACCACAAGGTCAGGGTCTTCCTGATACCACGGCGCAATCAGGTTGTTGGTCGCATCCATCACCAGCGCGTCGAGGTTGGCAAAATCGCCGTTTTTACCCACGCGGATCACATCAGAAATAATGCTGCCATCATCTGCGGTGACTTTATCCATCACACGCGCTTTGGCTTCGTTGCGGTACTTCTGCAACCAGCCGACCGCCACGTCCTGCAACAACGGGTTTTTGCTGCGGTCAGAGGTCGCCGCACGCTTGATACCGTTAAATCCGGCCATCATTAAATCGAGCGACTGACGTTTGATAATGGCGTTGCGAATACGGAGCTGGAAGTCCTGGAAACGCGCCCATAAATCGAGGGTGCGGAAACGAATATGGAAGTCGAAGTTAATCTGGTCACATTCGTATTTGTTGGACTCCAGTGCCGCGAAATCTTCGGTCTGACGTTCATCACCGCTGGCGGTATCGGCGGTACTGGCAATTGAGCCGGAGACACCCACACCGATTTTTTCACCCTTCATTTCAGCGACCGGCACCATGTTAATGCGGGTCAGAAAGTCGGATGACTCCTGCATGGTGTTCATCAGCGTCTGCGTGACGGTCGGGTCGACGCTGAATTTTTTGGTCATATCACCGGCGTCGACGTTATTGAGCTTCGCCACCTGGGTGAGATAGGCATTAAATTTAAATCGGGTCTGTGGCTTCATAATGATTCCTGAATGAGTTTTGGTTTTGTTCCGGCAGTGCGTCCGGGCTTAACAGTTGGTCAGCATCGAGTCGCCATTACCGCCGCTCGACGGTTCACGGCGGCGCTGCGCAAAGCTCTCGGTCTTATCGAGTGAGGTTTCCAGTGAGGTGAGTTTCTGCTGACTTTCCTCAAGCTGACCGGTGAGGTCGTCTTTGAGGGTTTTGAGAGATAATTCCATCGCAGAAATGCGCTGCTCGGTGCTTTCGTGGTTAGCCTGCACCTGCTCAGTGACCACCGTCACCGCTTCATGCACATCGTTAAAACGTGCATCGTCATCGGCCTGTTTGCGGCTGAAAATGCCTTTCACGGTGTCGGTCAGTTTGGTCAGCAGGGTGTCGGGCTGGTCTTCAAATTCCAGCTCGGCCAGAGTGGCGACAGAAAACAAATCTTCCGGGCGCTCTTTGCGGCCAGAGAGCGGATTGGTTTTCGCGCGGGAGCAGAATTCCAGATATTCCGTGCCGAGGCTTGCCGGGTCGTCAGTGACCGCGAGGCCAATCAGATAGCATTTGCCCGAGTTGGAGAAATTCGGGCGAATTTCCATGGAGGTGTAAACCTTCTGGCCCTTGCCGACCATTTCCACCAGGTTCGCCAGCGGAGTGATGCGGGCAAACAGCGCCAGCTTGCCGTTCAGCGCGGAATCATCATCAATGATTTCAGCTTTCAGTTCGGTGACATCACCGTAACGGCAGAATGGGCTGTCGGGTAACACACTGGTGATGTGTTCGAGATTAATGCGGGCGCCATAAACACGCGGGTCGAATGAATCGGCCATTTCCTGAATATCGGTGCCGCTGATCACGCGACCGTCGCAGGTGTCACCTTCGACGCCGATGCGGAACCATTTAGAAACTTTTTTTGCCATGGTCAGGAGTCCTGAGTGTGGGGTGATTGGGTCAGGCTTAGTTTCCAGACTCCGCACCCGGCCTGCCATTCATCCCGGATGGCTTACCCCTGACACAACAGCACCTTAGCGCACATCACCCGCCGCTTAAGTAGCCTTGCCTTTATCAAATAATGCGAGGCAATCATGACCATCATCACAGACACCTCCCTGACTCTTGACCCACGTCGACAGGCGTCACTGCTTTACTGGCAGGGGTTTTCCGTGCCGCAGATTGCTGAAATGCTCGGCCAGAAACGCCCGACGGTGCAGAGCTGGAAACAGCGCGACGGCTGGGATGGCATTGCGCCCATCACCCGTGTGGAAAACAGTCTTGAAGCGCGATTAATTCAGCTCATCACCAAGACGAAAAAAGACGGCGGCGACTTCAAAGAAATCGACCTGTTAGGCCGACAGATTGAGCGGCTGGCGCGGGTGAACCGCTACAACCAGACCGGCAGTGAAGCGGATTTAAACCCCAACGTCGCCAACCGCAATAAGGGCGAGCGTAAGAAGCCGAAAAAGAACTTTTTCAGCGACGAGGCTATCGAAAAGCTGGAGGAGATTTTCTTTGCCGAATCCTTTGAATATCAGCTCGGCTGGCACCAGGCGGGACTGCAACACCGTATCCGCAATATCCTCAAATCCCGCCAGATTGGCGCAACCTTTTATTTCTCGCGCGAGTCACTGCTGCGCGCCCTGAAAACCGGCCATAACCAGATTTTCCTCTCGGCCAGTAAAACGCAGGCGTATGTGTTCCGCGAGTACATCATCCAGTTTGCCCGCCTTGTCGATGTTGACCTGACCGGTGACCCGATTGTCATCGGTAACAACGGGGCAAAACTGATTTTCCTCGGCACCAATTCCAACACCGCGCAGAGCCATAACGGTGACCTGCTGGTCGATGAGATTTTCTGGATACCCAACTTCCAGAAGCTGCGCAAAGTGGCATCGGGCATGGCTTCGCAACAGCACCTGCGCTCGACCTATTTCTCGACACCGTCCACGCTGGCGCATGGGGCTTACCCGTTCTGGTCAGGCGAGCTGTTTAACAAAGGGCGTGCGGATAAAAGCGAGTGCGTCGACCTGGATATCAGCCACGCGGCATTAAAGAACGGCATAGCCTGCGCGGATGGTCAGTGGCGGCAGATTGTCACCATTGAGGACGCACTCGCCGGGGGCTGCGACCTGTTTAATCTCGACACGCTGAAACGCGAAAACAGCGCCGATGATTTCCGCAATTTATTCATGTGTGAGTTTGTCGATGACAAAGCCTCGGTGTTTCCGTTCGAGGAGCTGCAACGCTGCATGGTCGACAGCATGGAAGCCTGGGCGGATGACTGGCAGCCGTTCGCCACGCGTCCGTTTGGTTATCGCCCGGTGTGGATTGGTTACGACCCGTCACACACCGGTGACAGTGCCGGGTGTGTGGTGCTGGCTCCGCCGGTGGTAGCCGGTGGCAAGTTCCGCATTCTGGAGCGCCACCAGTGGAAGGGCATGGACTTTGCGACACAGGCCGAGTCCATCAAAAAACTGACCGAAAAATACCACGTCGAGTACATCGGTATCGACGCGACCGGTATCGGCCAGGGGGTTTACCAGCTCGTCAGAGCGTTCTACCCGGCAGCGCGGGAGATCCGCTACAGCCCCGAGGTGAAAACCGCGATGGTGCTCAAAGCCAAAGACACCATTGCGCGTGGTTGCCTGGAATATGACGTGAGTTACACCGACATCACCGCCTCGTTTATGGCTATCCGCAAAACCATGACCGGCAGCGGTCGAAGTGCCACCTATGAAGCCAGCCGCAGCGAAGAAGCCAGCCACGCCGATGTCGCGTGGGCGACCATGCACGCGCTGTTAAATGAGCCACTCACCGCCGGAAGCGGTCAGGCATCCACCTCAATTCTGGAGTTCAACTGATGGCGAAGAAACGCAAACATCACACAGCAAAAAACACATTCGCGGCACCGGCTGCGGCACCGCAAAAAATGGAAGCTTTCACCTTTGGTGAGCCGTCGCCGGTGCTCGACCGTCGTGACATTCTCGATTACACCGAGTGCGTCGGTAACGGCAAATGGTTTGAGCCACCGGTCAGTTTTACCGGGCTGGCGAAAACGCTGCGTGCCGCCGTTCACCACAGCTCGCCGATTTACGTGAAGCGCAATATTCTCGCTTCGACCTTTATCCCGCACCCGTTGCTTTCACAGCAGGACTTCAGCCGCTTTGCGCTGGATTTTCTGGTGTTTGGCAATGCCTTTTTAGAAAAGCGCATGAGCGTCACCGGCAAGCTGTTAAGGCTCGAAACCTCACCGGCCAAATACACCCGCAAGGGCACCGGCGAGGATGCGTACTGGTTCGTGCAGTCGTTTGTCACACCGCATGAGTTCGCGCCCGGTTCCGTTTTCCATCTGCTGGAGCCGGATATTAATCAGGAGCTGTACGGCCTGCCGGAATATCTCAGCGCACTTAACTCTGCCTGGCTGAATGAATCGGCGACGCTGTTCCGGCGCAAGTATTACCAGAACGGTGCACATGCGGGTTACATCATGTATGTGACGGACGCCGCGCAGAGCAGCACCGACGTGGAAGCGCTGCGCGAGGCGATGCGCAGCTCGAAGGGATTAGGGAACTTCAAGAACCTGTTTTTCTACGCACCGAACGGCAAACCGGACGGGATTAAAATCGTCCCGCTCAGTGAGGTGGCGACCAAAGACGATTTCTTTAACATCAAGAAAGCCAGTGCCGAGGATTTAATGAGTGCGCACCGCGTACCACCTCAAATGATGGGTGTTATTCCCAATAATACCGGCGGGTTTGGTGACGTGGTCAAAGCTGCACAGGTGTTTGTGCGTAACGAGCTGACGCCTTTGCAGGAGCGAATTAAAGAGGTGAATGAGTGGATTGGCGCCGAGGTGATCCGCTTTAAACCTTACGAGCTGACTACCGCCGAATAAATCTGATTGAAGCCGCTCACGAAGCGGCTTTTAACACCCTCACCTTACTTCCTCAGACGCTCCACAAAGCAATCTGCTGATAGCTACAACCAAACGCAGCAGTATATTTAAAAAATCCCACGACGATGCAATGAGACAATAATAATCTGTAGAAGCCGAATCCTTTTCTGACTGTGTGATACGGCAATGCGAGATTAGAATTACAGTCGGCTAAGAGCGAGGAACGGACGTGATACAAACCTTCTAGCTAAGAGGATTTAAACTGGTAGGGGTTGGCTCTCACTTCACGTCGACATCAACAGGCGCAGGCCCTCGAAAAGCTCTACGCCATTCGCTTGGACTGACGCTGAATCTCGCTTTGAAGCTCTGACGAAATGAGACTGGCGACTGAAAACCCACCATTTCGGATACACGTTCAATACTAATGTTTGTCGTTTCCAGTAACTCCTGACTTCTCTGAAGGCGTTCCGCGTTCAGCCAGTCGCCAAGCGTCGTTCCGGTTGCCCTGAAAAAATGACGCGTTAACGTTCGTCGACTCATGCTGACAAACCCGGCAAGTGAGTCGAGATCATGAGGCTTGTCCAGGTTACGGCGCAGATACTCTATCAGTTCATTCATTTTGCTATCCCGGGTCGATACCGGGACCGGGCGTTCAATAAACTGGGCCTGGCCACCTTCCCGGTAAGGTGGAACAACCATTCTTCTTGCCACCCGGTTAGCTATAGCAGAACCGTAATGGTCACGGATAATATTCAGGCAGCAATCAATACCGGCGGCGGTGCCCGCTGAGGTAATCAGACGTTCATCACTGGTATACAGCGAGTTGCTGTCCAGATGGACAGCAGGAAATCGTTCAATAAAGTCCTGTTCGTATTCCCAGTGTGTGGCAGCACGGTGCCCATCCAGTAAGCCGGAATAGGCAAGTACGTAAGCACCGAGACAAAGTCCCACCACTTCTGCACCACGCTGCCATGCTTTTATTAACCCATCCAGCAGGGCCTGAGATGGTTTTTCTTCCGGATGATTCCAGTAAGGCACGATAATAATGTCTGCGGTGTCCAGCAGCTCAAGTCCATGCTCCACGTTGATGGACAGGCCCATATCAGACATAACAACGCCAGGGTTTTCAGCGCAGATTTCGACGCAGAATAAATCCGGTTGCGGCATAGACTGCCCGAAAATAATACAAGGGACTGAAAAGTGAAATGGGCTAAATCCGGCCGTGGCAATCACGGCGACCGTCAGTGCAGACATAACGTTAACCTTACCGTAAATGATAGCCACCGGCTTACCGGCGGCTAAAACGCTTATTTTAACTGACCAAACAATAACAGGTGACCAGTAGTAATGGCATTCCTCATCAGGTCAGGTGGGATGGCCTGTCAGAAAGCCATTGTCTCGCCGTCTGCGGGAATCAGAACCTTATCTTCAATACCATGTTCAAGCGTGAACTCGCGAAGTTCCGCACGGGTAAGAAGGCAATGATTAATCGATTCCATATGAGACGCCACGACGGTGGCATTGGGCAACATTTTCAGTGTGCGCAGTGTGTCCTCTTTGCCCATGATAATCGGACCGTAAAGGTCATTTACCGCATAACCGGTGTTCAGCACCACAATCTCCGGTTTGAAACGTTGCAGGTTTTTTGCGTAAGGCTTAACCCAGACAGTATCACCCGCGATATACAACGTTTTTTCATCATGGTGAGTGAAGACCAGCCCACATGCATCACCGAGTAGCTCACCCCACTGGGCATCAGCGTACAATTCGTTGCTGCCATGCTGGCCGTCGGTTTTGTAAATAGTCATGCCGTCTACGAAATGATTTTCCTCTTTCAGAACGCGAATGTTGAGAAAGCCCTGAGAGCGGAGAAGTGCCGCATCTTTTTCATCCTGCGTGTAGATAAGCATGTCTTTGGGAATAGCCTGCTGGGCAGCCTCATCCCAGTGATCGGTATGGGTGTGAGTCAGGATAACGGCATCAACCGTCAGTAAATCCTTAACGGCCACAGGCAAGGCCACCATTGGATTACGCAGATGTGGGCGTGCACTTCCAGCAAAGCCGTCCCAGGCTTCTTTTTCGGCCAGCATAGGATCGATAAGGAATTTTTTACCGGCATATTCCAGTACCAGCGTGGCGTTGCGGATTTGCGTTAATTTCATTTATTGCTCCAGTCATTAATCAGATTTATTCACCCACCGTATTGGCTGTTGTGCTGCCGGGGGGATGCGAGTGGGCTTACTATAAAATGAGGAAGGGAGAGGTCGTGACATGCTCTCTGGTCATTAACCGATGAAATCAGGTCAATCGTAATGCGCAGGGTTTAGTGGTATTCCGTTACAACCCAATGACGGTTCAAATGAAATAAAAAAGGGATGTGTTATCTGAAAAAACACATCCCCTGGATAGGCCTGTACTTAACAAAATCAGTTGGTTAACTCACATTGCAGCGTGCACTCAGTCCGAACAGGGCAAGATCGCTCAGAGCTTTGGTGGGTGCAGCGCATGCTTGCGCAATGATATGCATCTTCATGCCCTGAGCTTGCGGGGAAAGCGCAGTATGTGTGACACAGTGCTGCGTCATCATGCCGGTAAGATAGATATCAGTGATGCCATTCTCACGTAGCAACTGCTCAAGGCTGGTTTCGAAGAAGCTGTCTGCCTCTTTCTTGATAATCACGGGTGCATTTCCCAGTGCAGCAACAACATCCGGATGAATGTTCGCGCCTTTACTGTCAGGTTTGAAGAAAGGAGCTTCGGGCGTTGCAATATGCTGGATGCCGACGATAAGCCAACCTTCTTTGCGCGCTTTTTCAATCGCAGTCATTGCAGCTTTACAGGCTAGCTCAGGCTCCTCAAGCGGAAAGGCTCCGCCCGGGAAATAATCATTCTGAATATCAATAACAATCAGAGCATTTTTCATGTTGAGTCCTTGGGGTTTATTGGTTGGAAGGTTCACAGAGTCAATTTACTGCAGTGGTAAAGTGACCTCATTCTCAGCGTTATCCTGACGTTTTTTACGCACAGCGAGCCACAGTAGCGGCACCATAAGAAACAGGACCCAGGGTACTAAAAGGAGGTGCATGGTTTTCCAGCCATAAGCATTTAGCAGTGGGCCGGCACCCAGCGAACAAATCAGGCTGAAGATAAAGACGCTCATGTCATTGGTCGCCTGCGCAACCCCCTTTTCCTCTGTAGTGTAAGTTGTTGCCAATAAGCTGGTTCCGCCGACATAGAGAAAGTTCCAACCGATTCCCATCAATATTAATGCACCCGTAAACACTCCCCAGGTGACGCCTGAAAACGCCAGAGCAAGGTAAGCAAGCATGAGAAGAATGCCCGCCAGCATAATGTTAATGACGCCAAATCGGTCGATCAGTTTTCCGGTGAAGAATGACGGTACAAACCGGCCCAGTATGTGGAGCTGTATCACGGTAGCAATTTGAGGCAAGTCAAAATCGTAGTGCTTCATCGCGATAGGTGTCGCGGTCAGGCCCAGTACCATAATTCCAAATCCTGACGCGCCGGAAAAAAGGGCAACAAGATAAGCGGGCTGAAAAACGACTTTTTTCCATGACCTCGCGATAACGTGTTCAGAAGCTTCCATTGACTGAACCGGTATCTGTAAACGTGATAATAGCAACAGACCCACCGAAGCCATTATTCCCATAAAGAGGAATGACCCTGCATAGGAAACGCTAAAAAATGCGCTTCCGAAGCTTGCCAGAAACGGGCCAAGCAGAGCGGCAACGACACCTCCAGCCAATACCAGCGAAATAGCTTTAGTCCGGAATGCCGGGAGAACGACTTCACCGGCGGCAAAGCGATAAAACTGAGCGAACGCCTGATAAATCCCCAGAAAGAACATACCAATACACAGCAGAATGAAGGAATATTGGATCATTGCCGCCATGGAAATAATAGCCGACATAATTCCGCTCAGAGCACCGGTTATAAAGCCGGTTTTCCTGCCTATCCGGCTCATCCATAACGATGCAGGAAACATCACTAACACAGTGCCAAGACTTGCCATTGCGAGCGGTACGGTGCTCAGCGCGGGGCCGGGGGCAAGAAGCGCACCTGCAAGCCCACCGATAGTCATTATCAGTACCGCTATGGATTGAAAGATGGCCTGAGAACCTGCAAGTATCAGGACCTGTCGATGCATATTCCTCATTTTTTTGAAGCTCCGAAAGACACGAAATTAAGCATCAATACAATTTCAGTCTCAGTGACTATTACTGACTGAGTTAAGGTTGCGTCACTCAGAAAGATGCTGGGCCAGGATGGCGATCAGGTTTGAACAAGGCGATTTTTCATGAGAAAGATGAGCTAATGGCCTGCTGACGTTGCCATTATAGGGAGAGTGATGAGTAGTCAGTGAGTGGGCTGCACGCCAGGAATCAATGAAATTGGGCCAATATGTCATGCGGTCGAGTAAAGACCTAATCAGCCAATGCCATCCAGGAAATCATTCAACGTTAATATGCTTTTTTATCTGGGTGTCCGCTCCTGGCACTGAGCGGACAGTCCAAACGGCTGCCCGGTACGCTATGAGCGAGGAACATAAATAACAAATGTGATGGTCCTCAAAAACCATATCTGCATATCTGCTGAATTTAACCAAAAACATGCATAGTTTCCAACTGCTCGGTTTTCATTTCATTGCAAGACGATAAAAAATCATCCTTAAAACTTGGCGGGGGAGATCTTAGTTGCTGCACTGCCTCTTTATTTACTTCTAATTCCCGTAATTGTGCAATTGTACTTCTATGAATCGATGAGAGAAAAAAATCGCCTGCGTTTGTTTTATGACTCTCCAGATAATTAGTTAGTATTTTAGACGATGCTTGAATTGCTTTTTCCTCAGAAAAACCCAAAGCAAAGCGAGAGTAGATGACATTATATTGGTACAGGCATGCTGCTTCAGCCATTTGTTTAGCTTGCTCCTTTGGGGAGGGCTGACTTGCCCACGACTGGGAACTGATGATAAATATAAGCAGTAACAATCGTATTTTCATGTGTAGAATCCATATCCATTGGGAATACAATATGTAAACCTAACTAGCGTGGCTTTGCAACATCCGCTTTTGGCACAGAGCGGCCCATCAGATTATGTTTAGCCCTATGCTGTACCATTGTCAGTTCAAATCTAAGCTAATACATTTGAACTGACACCCGCCGCATAATCCATGGTATCACCAACTCAGGTAGCGCATTTTCAACGCCCTCTTCTCGCTTACTCAGACATCCCTCACACCGCGTAACGCCACAACCACAACGTGCATACCTGCGCATCGCTCAACACCTCAGCGAGGCGTTCATGTGGTGGAAAATAAAATAATTAAATGCTCCAGCGCGCAATGCTATCCCCGCCACGCCTGCCCACTTCATGGGTCGGTTTTAATGCATTTGCATGATCACTCGTGATCCGCGCCAACTCAGGCGGCGCATGACCAGAACAGGCGAGCTAGGCACATGCAAAAAAATGCACCTAATGCATGGTGTACATAACAAAAATTACTGTTTGTAAGCATGATATTTTTGCAAAAGTGATTTAGGCCGTAATTCCCTTGATTAAATTGTTTTTTTCTTGAAAAAACCGAAATGGTAGAGTAGATCTTTATAATAGAACCAACTATATTCGCTCCGAGCATTTATTTACTTAATAGCTTATTAAAAAGATGAGATGTTAAAATGGAACTTAGACTAAAGAACATAACCAGCTATCAAAAAGACACTGTTACAACTATAAATCTAAGTAAAAAAATCAACATATTATATGGTCATAATGGTAGCGGAAAATCCACCATATCTAATTTTTTTTATAATACAGCGCATGCCGATTTTCAGGACTGCGAATGCTCATCATTAGAAAATTTCCGCCCAGTTGTTTACAATTCAAAATTTATTGAGGATAATTTTTATAATACTAAAGAACAAAAAGGTGTATTTACATTAAGTAAAGCAAATGCAGATATTGAAAAAGAGATAGCAGAAAAAGAGATTCTGAAAGAATCCCTAACTAATCAATATAGAGAAAAAATAAATTCCGCAAAAAATTTAACCGAAGAGAAAAATAAAGAAGAATTAAAAATCCAAGATTCCATTTGGACTAAAACCGAATCAACTCGGTTATCTGATTTAAAATTATTGATGAGAGGGAGTTTAGGGAGTAAAAGAGATTTCTTTACCCAAACAGCTAAAATACCAAGACTTCCGAATATAAACCTTAGCTTGCTAGCGAAAGAATATAGTGAACTACTGAAACATAAAAATAATGAACTCCTTCTAATAACTCCTTTCTTAAACTACACCTTTTCAGCAGATGATATACATGTTTTAGTAACGCCAATCATAGACTCAAGTAACAGTTATCTCTCGGAAGCAATCAAAAAAATTCAAAACCTCGATTGGGTCAAACGAGGGAAAGAACTTTACCTAAATGGAACCACATGCCCTTTCTGCCAAGAAAACACGATAACACCTATATTTCACAAGGCTATTGAATCCATATTTGATGAAAGCTATGAACAAAAAGTGCGTCAAATATCTTCCATAAAATCAGCTTATGAAGCTGCAACTAAAAACATTTACAGTAGATTGCAGCAAGAAATTTCAGCATGTGAAATAATACCTTTTGAAGAAAAAGAAAAAAGTACAGCGCACCTGAAAATTTTGGAAGCCGAAGCAAATAAAAACTTAGCTCTAATTTCAGAAAAAATAAAAAACCCGTCATCTGTAGTCACACTACAATGGGATAACTCAACTGCATCAAAACTTCAGGAAAGCATAACCGAATATAACAAAAAGATAAATGAAATAAATATAAAAGTCAGAACATTTAAAACAAGTGAAAATTCTATACGTGGAAGGATATGGGGTGGTATTAGAGACTTGTGTAATCCAGAATTTGAAACACTCTCCGAGCTTGAAAAATCACACAACGAAAATTATAAAAAAATAAAATTAGAGACAGATGAGATAACGAAACAAGGGAAAAAGAACAATGAGGAAATAAAAGCACTTCGAGATCAAGTGTCTAATATAGATTTAACAATAGACTCAATTAATCTAAGGCTTAAGAATCTTGGGATACACGGTTTCAACATAACCAAACACAATGAATCTGAAGACAAGTATATTATATCTCGCACTGACAAACCTGAAAATGAAAATGTATATAGATCTCTTAGCGAAGGTGAAAAAACACTAATAACCTTCCTCTATTTCCTAGAGTGCTGCAAAGGAAAATTAAATAAAGACGATGTAGATATGCGAGACACTTTCATCATCATTGATGATCCAATTTCCAGCCTCTCCCAGAATTATATTTATGATATCGCATCTATTATTCACTTTGAAATAATAAAAAGTGACTCAGCAAAAAAAATATTATTACTTACTCACAACCTCTATTTTTTCCATGAGCTTATTAAGCTTGCTCCAAAAAGCAAAGAAGATAAAACATTCAAGCGAGATTACTATCTTGGAAGAGTAACAAAGAATCAATACAGCATAATATCTGACATTGAAAAAAACAGTATCCAAAACGAGTACCAGTCATTATGGCAAATTTTAAAAGATGCAAAAGCAGGGAAAGTCAACAGAATAATAATACCCAATATAATGAGAAATATTTTAGAGTATTATTTTGCATTTGTTCATAGAACAGATGCGCTACAATCAGAGTTAATTAAACTCGCAAATGATGATGGCAACAATGATTTTAGAGCATTTTATAGATACATAAATCGAGGTTCTCATTCAGATGCTGTTAATATCACCGACATGGGAGATATAGCACCAGAAAAATATATGGAGCAATTGCGAATAATATTTACTATGACTGGAGATGAAAAGCATTATATAAAAATGATGGATGAGGAAGAAGAGGAAGTTGCTACCGCTTAGGCCGCATATCATCGATTTGGGTAAGATCGACGGTGTCTACACACCGTCTCCCAACGTCCAAAACGGTAGCGGGAGTACTGACGTACGTTCACTAGCTTTAACATGAGGTTATCTCCATGCAAGCGCTATTGTTGCCAATAGCAGCCTTTACACCCTTTGTATAAAGCTAATACCAAGAGTAATGCAATGTTGATATCCCAAGCGGTAGCGCGGGCATTCTAGGTCAGTTATTTAGAAATATCAAAGCTAAAATTATACCCCGGCCACTTATCAGCTGCTGGGTAAGAGAATTTTGTATCTCCATATATGACTGCGGCCCCACGCGTAAGCGCCTCAAGCTCCCAGCGCTGCGGGTTGATTCCCTGCCTCGAAAGCTCAAAGCAGATCTGTGGTATGCGTTCGCGTTCCTGCCGGGTTAATCGTGCTGACGGCGCGTGATTACTGACGTTTGTGGCGTCATGGTTTTGCTGTCGTGTTCTCGCCCTAGCTTCTTGCACTTTCAGAGCCTCCCGGAGCGCCACTTGAACATCGCTATCGCTCCAGTTCACCTCTCCGCTTTCGAGTAGATTTAACACCACTGCGGTGTGCTCAGAAGGTGTAGGTGTCGATTCTGCACTGGTGTTAAAAACACTTAACCCACAGTTATTGACAGGACTCCGAGTCGCGGCGGAGCCGCTCTTTAAGGTCAAAAGATTAAGGTCAACGTCAACGGCTTTAGCAACGATGCGCCATTGAGTTGTACGCGTAACATGAACATTGTCAGAACCAAGATGCGGGGCGAAGATGCCCACAACCTTCTGCACCTCCTCGTCATACGCATTAAGCTCGTCAGCCACCTTACGGGCAACCCGGACAGTCTGCGCGTCACGTGGGACGTTTGCCCCACCCTGTGCGGCAATGTACAAGTCAAAATCACCGCCGTCGGCTGCGGCTCTGACATCTTCTACTCGCTCATCAAGCTCACTGGCGATGCTCACACCACGCGGTAGTTTACGCAGCTCGCGATAAGCGCCCATTGTCGGTACACCAATCGGTTTAAATTGAGGGATGCGCCATGTGGACGCCCAGGCATTAACGGCGGCTGCGGTGTCTTTTAACGGCTTGCCGGTGTCTTTATCCAGTTCACCATCCAGCGCATAACCATCAATATTCTTCGCGATGTATTTTGCGATATAACCCGCCGCCCCACCTTTGTTGAGGTGCTTACACTCAAAGCGATTTTTGGCCGCCCCACGCTCATCACCATCTTCTTTTAAAGAGTAACGACGCATGATCCCGATAACCTGCTGACGCTGGTCAGGCTGGCAGAAAAGCATCATGTGCCAGTGCGGTGTACCATCATGATGAGGCTCGACGACGCGCATGCCATACACATTCAGGTCATTGTCTTTGAATGCAGTGCGCATCTTGCTCCAGATACCACACAGATAGCGCTGACCATCTTTCGGGCTGAAAGCTTCATCGTTCCATTTATGGTTAAGCTGGACGGTTTTATCCACACCAGTGACGCGTGTCGGGTGATATTTGGATGGAGTCGTTATGGTAATAAACATTCCGACATCACCCTTGCTGGAGGCGTAACGCTCAATACCCGCAATAGTGTTCATTAATTCCATGCGGCGGATTTCAGGGTTAGAAATGCTTTTAAGTACCTTATCAATCAGGTCGATTCGCTCGCCGGTTTCCACGTTCTCCAGTTCGCGGCTTTTCAGGTATTCCAGATTAGCCAGGCGACGCGCATGTACATCCCGAATGGCTTGTTTGCTGGCGTAAGGTGAACGTTTTTTACTGACCTCGCCGACCGCAATTAACAGCGCTTCATTCCATCGGGTGCGCTGTGCTTTAAACTGAGCAACCCACCAGTCATCGGTAATCAGACGGAAAACGGCTGAAAACGCTTCACGTGCAGTCAGCTTTCCTTTGCGATACTTTTTCCAGTGCAGCGGCGTAACATTGAACGCGCGGGCTGCCCCCGCAATTTCACCGTAAAGCCAGGATTGAGCCTCATCGGTAAACAGCACTTCTTTTTTATCGCCCTCATGTTCGCTGGCATAGCTGTCGCTGAGTTCTTCATATGCACTGAATAACTGAGCCGCTATCCGTCCCGCGAACTTCTCCAGCGCTTTATCGTTCATACCCGGCAGATGAGAGTAAGCATCCTGTTCGGACAAAAAACGTATTGAAGCGTCGGTGTTCATCCGGTGATTGCGATTTACGCGTTCAATGCGTGGCCATAAGCGCCGCTTGAAAGTGGAGGTCAGGAACCGCAATGCATCAAGCTGGCTTGAGTGGCGTTTCAGCCAGTAATAGCGATTACTGAATTTGGTGCAGAGGTTATGCGGGAGCGTATTTATCTCAGCTAAAACCGCTTGCACCTGACGGTGTTCATCACGTGTAAGCGTTCTGTCATAGGGATCTAGCGAGATAGCCTCGCGCGGTGCGTTCCAGGGATAAGCACCGACGAATGATTTGCCGGTGCCTTGAATCTGAGGTGTCGCAGAAGGAGCGATACGCCCCCGCTCATTATTGAGCATTGGCATTAAAAGCGTGTTCACATACCTGCGCAATGCGCGCAATTTCTGCGGCCATTGCCTCAACCGAATCAACAACTGAGGTCTGGATGTGATGATGAATCAGACCGGTTACAAGCTGGTTAATCTTCGGGTAATAACCAATAGTATCTAACCATTCTTTGCCAGCCATTTTCCCTGTTTTCGCTATCTTTTTTTCCTGCAAAATAAACTGATACTGGTCGCTGGTAATGACCCACTTATCGCCAACCTGAATATGGACTGACATATTTAACCCTCAATATTATTGATTTTATTCATGGCGGTCTGACACAGCTCGCCACAGTGATTTATCTCTTTTAAAAGCTCGTTGGCGTTATTGACTCGCTTCAGAAAAATAGCTCGTTTGACCATCAGGTTAATCAGGTCGGAAATCAGCTTTAACTCGCTGGAATAAATGGCGACCGTTGGATAAGAAACCGCACCGGTGTCCTTATCGTGTTTAACATCAGCCAGGACAAAGGAGCCATTCAGCTTCGAAACCGCATACCAGTTTTTGACGATAATTCGGCGGTTACTCACAGGCCAGCCCTCTCTGATAGCTGAGACCTGACTTATGCAGCTTCTGAGACTCCTGGTGAAGCAGCTCCACAATCTCAACACCCGATAATTCGTTTTTCGTAATGTGGCGAATAAGCCCATCAATATGTGACGAGTATTTAACAGCCGCATCTGCCCTGGCTTCCGCTCGGGCATGAGTGAGAAGTGAATTTAACTGCACTGTATTACATTGATGATTAATTTCTGTTTGCATAAACCCTGACTCCAGATAATAAAAAGCCCCACACAGTGAAGTGTGTTAATTTTTTCCACCGGTTAATTAATGGAGATATTGTTCAGGTTTAACCGCTGTCAATATTGCTGGTGTGTACTCAAATAAATTAAATAACTCGCGCAATGCCCTTATTAAAGCATCCCGCCAGGTACATTGTTCGTTTTCGATATACCAATAAGGCTGATTAAATTCGTCTTCCGACAGTCCGGCATGTAAAAACAGTGTTCGCCGCTGGCTCACAGTAAGACGCCCTATAAATCCTGCTTTGCTTACACCTATAGCTCGCTGTTTTGTGAATGCGCCGCGCAGTTCATCAATGGCACAGACAATACGCTCACGATCACAATCGTTCATTTCTTCCAGACGCATGACAGAATGGCGTTGTTTTAACTGAGCGTGAAAGCAAACTGTAAGGCGTTCACGTTCCAGCATGTCATTGTAGAAATTACAGGATTCAACCCAGCGTGGTTTTGCCAGGTGTTTAGCGACCAGACCACGCAGACCAGAAGGTTGATTTTTCACTACTGCAAATGTCATGACTGTCATTTAAATAGTCTCCCTGCCACTTTCAGGCATCGCTGAAAAGCACCGGCAACGCCATAACGACGCGGCTGACGAATAATTAAGCCTTTACGTCCTTTACCGTGGGTAATGGTGAACTCCATCGGGCGTGTTGCCTGATGGTTGTGCAGGAGCTGAGCAATACATCGTGGTTCGGTCATCACATTCCCCTCAGCGCATCGGCTCGCCTAAACCCAACCACATCAACCACCCTTCCCTGATTTCTTTAGGTCGGCTTTCATACGCCATTTTCATTCCATTGTTCCAGGCTGGCAGATAGACCCAATACTCCCCTGCTCGTTTCGTTGCTGATAGCGGGTCGGTCATCTCAATGACAGGAAGCTTACCTTTTTCAATCATGCCTCTGACCGCTGACGGAGTTTTGCCAATAAGGCGGGCAAATTCAGGATATGGGACAGCATCGCTGATACTTACAACTTGTTTGCTCATCTGCTAACCTTTTATCTAGATCTAACCAATGGGTTCTAATGTTCTCTAATGGGCTTTAGTGTAATCGCAACACCAATAGAGACACCCGATACAAACTTGAAATTCACGAAGATTATTAGAGGATCTTGATAACATGTCAATCGCAATTAGCGAAAAACTGGCGCTTATGCGCGAGTCGGAAAGATTAAACAGGAAGCAATTCGCTGAAATTACAGGAGTTCCGTACAGTTCTTTGACTTATTACGAAAGTGGAAGAACGACACCTCCCACCGATATAACGATGAAAATTCTCAATAACCCAAAGTTTATGAAATACACAATGTGGTTTATTACTGATCAAATTGCACCAGAAGCCGGGCAAATTGCACCGGCACTCGCACACTTTGGGCAAGGAACAACAACCTCACCCCACTCAGAGCAAAAAACTGGTTAACAATTTATAGGCGATACATACATGTAAAATGCATGTCATTAGCAGATAAATACCCTACACACAGAAAGAAAGAGTTAAGAGTAAAAAGTAAGCAAACCAATCGGAGGGTTTTCTGATGACAATCAAGAAACTCGATGATGGTCGATGGGAAGTGGACATTAGACCTGCTGGTCGCAACGGAAAGCGTATCCGCAGGAAGTTTGAAAAGAAAAGCGAGGCTGTCGCTTTTGAGAAGCACACTCAATACAACCACCACAACAAAGAATGGCTCTCGAAGCCGACAGATAAGCGACGCCTCTCAGAACTGACTCAAGTTTGGTGGAAGTTAAAAGGGCAGCATGAAGATTATGGACAGGGTTATCTCAGAAAAATTGAACTCTTTACTGAAATAACCGGCGACCCGTGTGCATTTCAGATAACCAAAGCACTTATCAGTCAGTACAGCACTGCGCGAAGAAGCTTGGGTATCAAGCCTGCAAGCATAAACCGTGACCTGACTTGTCTTAGCGGGATGTTTACAGCTTTGATTGATGCTGAATTATTCGGTGGTGAGCATCCAATCCGGGGCATGAAAAGGCTTAAAGAGCAGCAGCCAGAAACCGGGTATCTGACACAAGATGAGATTGAACTACTGCTTTCCAAACTTGACGGTGATAACAAGAAGATCGCCGTACTTTGCCTGAGCACTGGAGCAAGATGGGGTGAGGCTGTGAAATTAAAAGCTGAACATATCATTCAGAACCGCGTGACGTTTGTTAAAACCAAAACAAACAAGCCGCGCACAGTTCCTGTATCGAAGGAAGTGGCTGAAATGATTGCAGGCAATAAACGCGGATTCCTTTTTATTGATGCCCATTACAAAGAGTTCCGGCAAATACTGAAGGAAGTGAAACCTGATTTACCGTCCGGTCAAGCAACTCATGCGCTTCGCCACAGTTTTGCTACTCATTTTATGATTAACGGAGGAAGCATTATCACGCTGCAACGAATACTAGGACATTCGCGAATTGAGCAGACCATGACCTATGCTCATTTCGCGCCTGAATACTTACAGGATGCCGTGTCGCTCAATCCACTTCGTGGCGGAACTGAAGCGAAAAACGTCCACACAGTGTCCACAGACCAGTAG